AAAGCAACATTATCAGAATTTAGTTCAAGAGCAGTCATATATATATATATATATTAAATAGAAAATATCTAAATAGTATATAATTATGAAAATCCATCCTATTTGGTCCATATGTATAATAACGCGCCTATGTTTAGCATATATAGTATACCGGTTTGGAAATATGAATAAGCATATAAGATACGGTTTGACAATATTATTAATGACTATGGGGGTAGGATTTTTGTATAAAGGTTATTATGGTTCAAACAATGAAACACAAATAGCACCCGTATTTTGGCATGATACAAGATATATACATGGTTCATTATACACATTATCTACGCTATACTTAATTAACGGTAACCCCATTATTTCATCAATATTAATACTAACAGATATACTATTCTCAATACTATACCGTGTCATCACGGACCAATAACTATACTACCTATCCAACACCAATTTCGATATATGAATAATTTTAACATTCTTGTCTCTTATAATTTTCCTGGGAATCCACCTTTTAAATTTATGTTTATACTCACATTCAAATATAATCTCTTTATCGAGATCAACGTTTTTATCTAAGTTTGTGTTTTGAAAATCGTCCTCGTCTTCACTCTCCTCTATAAAATCAATATTTCCATTCTCTTTCACCGTTCGGAAGTGCGAATTCATATAAACACTGGTATTATAATTTGGTATATACGCCGTATTATAATATACTCGCTTACCATTATTATCAGACGCATACAATCTATATATATCACACTGTAAATCTGCTTTCACTACAAATGTTGCACGCATACCATTGCGAATTCTATTATAATCAATTTGTAAAACACTATTTGATTTAACTGGTTTCACAAGAATCTTTTTTTTATCTATAACTGGTCTTTTATTGACAGTGACATTTATAAATGGCATCGTATCATTCAAAACACGATACTGAATATGATGTATATTATATGGGATAGTTAATTTAATATCTTCTGGTATCGTATCGTCACCATAATCAACAACCTTCCAACACACTGGTATTGATATAGTCATATTTTGTTTTGTATTTGTTATTTCATTTGTGATAAGTTTATTTAAATAAATAAACTTCTCACCAGATACAAGTCCTTTAAGATTTGTTCCTTTATAATAATACATATCCTCTACCAAAAACGCATTTGTTTCTTGTAAGTGCACTCCATATAATAGTGTTCCGTATGGAACATCACTTTTATATATATGGTCAATCTTAATACATTTTAATACACGACCATCTTTATTCATATCAATTAAGAAAACACCATCATCACCCTTATAGAATGTATACCATAAATAGGATTTTTTCCCCGTCGGAATAGCCATTGCGAAATCATATTTTTCGGGAACTTTCTTATGTGATAATGTTTCATAAGAAGGTTCAAAATTTGGAAACCTTCCGATAAGTTGAGATAGGTTATATCCGGTTATGTTATGTTCGGGCATCTATTTTATATACCAATTTAGTTTTTATGTTATTTAAAAAATCAATTTTCTTATTCCATTGTATTCATAAATTCAGACAGTTCACTCTCCATGTCGTTATCGGTTTTACTAGTATTGTCTAAATTAATCGGTTTATTTTTAATATTATTCAATTCGTCTATTAACTCATCGTATTTTTTAGATTGAAAAATACCAATATGGTCTGTTTCTTCTTTTGTAAGATAGTGTTTCAAATAATAAAATCCCCTATGTGTAATAAAAATTATAATCAACGAAATAAGTATTGTATAAATTATAGATATCATCCTATATAATACGTAAAAATTTCTATATTAAAATAAACGATTTTAAGAAAATGCGTTCATCAATCCTTTTACATACGTCAATTTACTTCCATCATTTGCACATGAACCCTTACCAAATATAAAAGTAAAATAACTAAATTTCTTATTATATTCAGACTTCTTACTTCCTAAATATGATAAAAATCCCAAACCAATAACAATAATAACAATAATGTGCAATTGCGACTGTATATTTTTTAATGTATCATTTGATGTTTGTATTTTAATTATGTCTTCTTTATCATTATCATGGTTGTTGCTATTATTCTCTTTTATTTTCAATGTTAATAAATAAGATACAGTCAATAATACCATTGATACTATAAATGTTGTGTAATGTGAGTTTATGAGTAACAAAAATAATATGTAAAGTATACCTGAATTTTTGAATGCATCTGTCAAATTAAATGTGTCCAATGGAGTTTGTAATGATACAAAAAACAAAAGCGTTAAAAACCCAAATAAATGTTTCAACACAATTACATCAGTTAATGCTTTTTGGAATCTACAAGGAAATAATTCAGCCAAAAAATTACCAGATATTATAAGTATAAATATAAATAGGCCTTCAATCCGCATTATAATATATAATAAAAAAAGATTTAAATGTAACTTATGATTAAAGTTAGTTATGCCTATCGTATTAATTGTCGAGAAAAATGGAACATTAAAAGAGCATAACATAAAAGGGGATTTAAACCCCGATGAATTTTATAAAATTGCGAAATTTAAAGATGCAACGGACTTTGATAATGAAGCATCTTGGGAGGTTGATGTTCTAAATAAAACATATAATATTTCTCTATTTGCTAAAACAACTGGACGAGCAGGTCAAGAAAACAAGTATGAATTACCACCTCCTGTAGATGAAATATTATATTTTGGAAGGTGTTTATTGGTCAACGAAGATGGCACGGATTTAACAATCGATACCTGGAATATTATATATGAAGCATTATTTGGTGGATTCGATGATATTGGAGACGAAGACAGTGAGGAAGACGAGGAAGACTTAACCGGTGTTACATTAACAAAGACAGGATACATGAAGGATAGTTTTATAACAGATGACGGTGATATTGATACTAGTGATGACAATTATGAAGAGAACGCAGTAGAAATTATGACAGGTAATCGAAAACGTGCCAGTTTGCGTAAAATAAGTAAAGAAGATATAGAAACCGAAAGTGATGAAAATGATAGTGATTTTTTTGTTTGTACAGATGAATTAGAAGAGGAGGATTACGAGTAAAATTGAATATTAATATAAAGATACTATTATTATAATATTATAGACTATACCATTATGACACTAACAATATCAGACCCAATCACATTCCGTGAAAATATTAGAAACAAATTAAAAGACAAACTCGAAACAACAAATGATGTGTTAGTTCGTAACACAGAAAAGTCAGTATTCAATTATGCGATAAAAGAATGCCGCAACAAGAAGATAATATGTAAGTGGGATAAATCATCGTTTGTGACTATTTATATTGACAGATTGAGGACAGTGATTGCGAACTTACATTGTAATGATATATTGGAAATGCTTCAAAATGGTAAATTGTCACCGAGTGAATATGTATTCATGTCTCACCAGGAAATAAACCCTAAGCGATGGGAAGAAGCAATTAAGAAAAAAACGATTAAAGATGATAATAAATTCAATGCGAAACTGGAAGCATCTACTGATCTATTCACTTGTCCTCGTACTACGTGTAAATCAAAGAAATGCACTTATTATGAGATGCAGACGCGTTCAGCAGACGAACCAATGACAATTTTCATTACATGTCTAGACTGTGGAAAGAATTTTAAGAAGTCGTAATATCCAATCATTTACCATTTTACATTTTAACTGGTATAAAGGATTATTCACACACATATATATAATAATATAACTATGCCTCTATAGCTCAGTTGGTAGAGCGTTGCACTTGTAATGCAAAGGTCGGTAGTTCGATTCTGCCTGGAGGCAAATAATGTTGTGTATTTTCACATCATTATTTTATGAAAGATATTGTAATCCACGGAACACACGAAAAGTAAAAAAAACGGTTATAGTCTATTTGTTCATTTCGTTCTATCGAAACTGAATATAATATAAATATAAATTTTAAAAATAATACTGAAAATCTCGTGTCAATGTGTTTTTTTCTATATGCTACACCCGTTAGTAATGCAAGTAAGATAATGAACAATTGTAATAAATATACTGAATATGATATCAATACAATCGCATTGATGGTTTCGCATATAATTAGAGCGTGTATTCGGTTGAATTCGCGTCTTGTCGTATCTTCTAAATCATAAACACCTTCAAGTGTGGTGTAATCACCCGTTATAAATATGGAATTATTATCATTGTGTGGTATAATCTGTGATATATGATTATTCGTCATTATTTCACGTTGGCGTTTGACACGTTGTTGATATCTCTGAAATTCTAAATCGTCAATAAGACACGAGTTTGTTGCATTAGGTAATGTTATATCATCGTCTGTGGGTATTTCAATATTGAATTCAGGTATGTTTATCACAAAATTACATAATGGACAAATTGGTTTATGTAGAGACCACTCGTGTATACAAGTGTGATGAAAAGTATGTGAGCAATCAGTTACATACTTATCTGTTATAATTGGATAAAAACATACAGCACACTCCTCTAAATTATTTGGTGTCACGACTATTGTCTCCATTATACTTATATTTATACTTATATTTATACTGAACCTATTATTTATTTTTACTCGTAACAAATATAATATTAGCAAAAAAATATTAACAAGAAATGCATAACAAGAAATGCATAACAAGAAATGCATAACAAGAAATGCATATACAAATATAAAACGGATAAATGAATAAAACAAGTTAATCCAGTTGCTCTAGGTCAGCAAATTTCCAGTATTCAGAACCACCATTGGGTAATGGGCGACGAATGATATACGGTATTTTTTTTTGCTTAAATTCACTCAGTGCGATCAGATAAGAGTCTATAATATTATCTTTTACTTCAATGAATGGGGTAGCACCCGATTCTATTTGGGTCGCACGATTACCAAGAATATTTGCTATCTCATAACGAGTTAAGAATGGCAATGTTGTATGTAAGGGGTCAATTATTATACCATTCGAATTCCTAATAACCTTACACATAATCGCAACTTCTTCTGCATTATGAGTTTTCAATTCATGATGATTATTTGATATAATATCACTGGACATTTCAGTATTTATCTTTTGTAAGTAATTTTCATCATCGTCACTTTCATCATCGTCACTTTCATCATCTTCTTCATTATTACCAATATTAATATTAGTTTTTATATTCATATTTCCATCTACATCATCATCTTCTACATCTTCTTCTACGTCGTCTTCATCATCATCATCATCATCTTCGTCTTCTTCATCTAATACAGCATTATCATCGATAGGTTCATCATCTTCATCTCCACTATCATGAACCACAGATGCATCATCGTCAGAATCCTCTCCATCTTCCTCTATAATTGGGTCATCTTCTTCGTTATTATTCATTTGTATATTATAACAGAGTATTATTTCTAAATTTTTTTAGAAATAAATAATAATCAATTTTACGAATTCCAACTAGTATCACAATACTGACAAATATAAATATATTTTAGGTTTGAATTATCATATCTCATATAAATCACATCTAGTTCTCGCTTTGCGCCATCTTTATTCGATTTACATTTAATATTCGGGCAAGGCATATTTGCTATTCTGGGTAGGGTTGGGTCCATCTTAGTAAATTCGTTTACAGGTTTAATATTTTTCATAGAAGAACCATTGAAATGTGTGTCCAAAACACATAAACCTTCATTTGATACTGTAGTATCAATATCTCCACAGTTTCTACAACTATATGTGAGTGTATTTTCGTCATCATCACTAATAGATATATAATACATATTGTCGCATTTGTTACAGAATTTCATAGTGCTTGTTTTAATATAATTATATATATTTTCTATATTTCAATTTTAAGAAAGATTATATTACTAAACGGTGTAAAAAAACGTGAAATATAAAGATTTATAAACATTTTTTCTACTTCTATTATCGAAACAATATATAGATAATTTGTATGTTATAATTACGCAAATAATTTACATCCATAAAACTCATTATGTGCTTACGAACAATAATAATTATAAATTATTCTGTGAGCATATATAATGTTAATAATATTATAAACCCAGTATATTATAAAATTGAAATATCATAAAAAATATAATAAACGTTATATTATACTATACATTAATGATTGGTACTAAAACCGATACCATCAATAGGTCAAATAAAAAGAAGGGCAATGTACGGAATAGTTACAACAATTATCAGGATTTCATAGGTGCTCATTCTATGTCAAAGGAGGATAACCGAGAAGTCACCAATACACGTATTAATGGTGGTAAATTCCATATTCCTGATGTTGAATATGAAAACTTCCTCGAGATGTATTACAATGATATTGTAAAACATGGTTATAATGAACATTTAACAGAGAAACAACGAGATACAGGTGGTCCTATTGTAATAGATTTGGATTTTAGATACGACTATAGTGTTAAAACAAGACAACACACTATAGATGTTATCCATACATTGGTTCTCGCATATTTAGATGAACTGGGTAAGATGTTCCAGTTCAACTCAGACGAAGAAATTATGGTGTATATTCAAGAGAAACCACACGTGAATTGCATTCAAGAGAAAAAAATCACCAAGGATGGAGTTCATATACTATTTGGAATTCAAGCTGACCGTATTCAACAGAGCATGCTTCGTGATAATATTATCAAGGTGGCACCTGATATACTGAGTAGTTTACCACTTACGAACACAATAGAAGATGTTTTCGACAAAGGAATTAGTGAGGGATATGTGAATTGGCAGTTATTCGGTTCCTGTAAACCAGACCACGGTGTATATGGATTAACGCACATCTATAAATTTGAATACGACCCAGATGATGGTGAATTTATAGAGACCAAAGAGAACCATAAGAAATTTGACTGGGTAAATAACTTTAAGAAACTATCGGTTCGTTATACCGAGAATGCTAGTTTCTTTATGAGGACAGATTTCATTACAGAGTACGATAAGGTGCAAAAAGATGGTGGGGGTAAGCGTGCTAAAATGAAACGTACCGTATCTAAAAGTGTAATTGAACTTCATAGTATTGCTGATATTATGGATGCTCTTGAACAATATAAGGAGAACCTAAAATCTACCGATTACGAAGTACGAGATACCATTGACTATGTGATGGCTCTACCCGTCTCTTACTATGGACCCGGTTCTTATTCTAAGTGGATACGAGTGGGTTGGGCACTTGCTAATACAAATAAAGATTTATTCATCGTTTGGTTAGCATTCAGCACTAAATCCAATGAATTCTCTATGGATAGTGTGGACGATTTGAGAGTAATGTGGAATAATTTCGAGAATAATAATAAAGAGGGTCTTACACAGAGGTCTATTTTATATTGGGTTCACCAGGATTCACCCGATAAGTTTAAAGAAATACGAAATAAAAGCATCGATGCTCACCTAGATTTATCCATACGTAATATGAATATGTTTAACGCAGGTAGTAATAAAAATTATGGATGTGGTGATACAGATATAGCAAGTATATTGAATATGTTATATAAGCAGGATTTCGCTTGTGCTGGAATCAAGTCGGATAAATGGTATAGGTTTTCAAATCATCGTTGGGTAGAAGATGAATGTGGTACTACTCTGAGAAAGGGTATATCCGGTGATTTACGCGATTTGTATCGTAAAAAGGCAGACGTAATTTCCAATAGAATATGTCACGGAAATCTACCTGACGATAAACTGAAGATACAAGAGAGTATTTCCAATAAACTGGTGGATATTCTCGCTCGTCTATCAAGCACTACTCATAAGGACCATATATTGAAAGAGGCGCGGGAGTTATTCTATGACGCTGACATGAAATTCGTGGATTTACTAGATAGTAAACCCTACTTGATGTGTTTCAATAATGGAGTTATTGATTTCAAAGAGAAAATTTTCCGAGCAGGTCGCGCCGAGGATTATTTAGAAAAGAGCACCAAAATAAATTATGTTCCCTTGGATAGGAAACGCGATGCTAAGGTGATAAATGAAATCAATGATTTTATGATGAAACTATTCCCACTTGAAAAGTTACGTAATTATATGTGGGAGCATTTTGCGTCTATATTAATCGGGGTGAATCTCAACCAGAAACTTCACATGTATATCGGTGGTGGTGAAAATGGTAAATCTGTGCTAACCGACCTTCTTTCACAGTGTCTCGGTGACTATAGTTCTACTGTTCCACTTTCACTCATTACACAAGCAAGACAGAAGCAAGGTCAGGCGTCTCCTGATATCGTTGCTCTCAAAGGTCTCCGTCTGGCGTTGATGCAAGAACCATCCAAGGATGACCGCATCAATGATGGAGCAATGAAAGAACTCACAAGTTGTGTTGAACCTATTAAGGGACGTAATCTATTTAGCACTCCGATTACCTTCATTCCACAGTGTAAGATCGTAATTTGTTCGAATAATTTCATGAAGGTTAATAGTCAGGACCACGGCACCTGGCGTAGAATAGCAGTCGCAGATTTTATGTCTCTTTTCACCGATAAACCAACAGAAGGTGATAACGAGAACCCATACCAGTATAAGAAAGACCCTACACTAAAAGAGCGCTTTCCTGTATGGCGTGAGGTATTTATGGCGATGCTCGTAGAGAAAGCATTCGAATTAGATGGTAGAGTGAAACAATGTGATTTGGTTGATAAGGCAAGTAATAGCTACCGTCAACGCGAGGACCACATTGCCGAGTTTATCGCCGAGAAGATTAGGAAGGATGCCGATGGACGACTTACTAAAACCGAACTACAGAATGAATTCAACTTATGGTATCGTAGCACATATGGGCGCGATGGTCCAAGCATCAAAGAGGTTCACGAATATTTGAATAAGAAGTTCAGTAAATGCAAGGATGGTTCTTGGTATGGTATAAAATATAGATACGACGAAGCACGTAATAATGCGAGTGATGGTGAAGACGATGACGATGACGATGAATAAATTAACAACAATAAATTAACAATAAGATTGCATTATTATAATATTATTATACGTATAGCAATAATAATATTTTACACCTTTGTGCATGGAACCGTTACTTTTCGCTGGCGAAAAGGTGTGTAATCAACGCGACTATTGGAGTTCCGCTTTTTTATATATTTCACCGGTCATTAATGCAGTTATATACATCATCGTTTCGTATAAATATATTAGTAGAGGAGGGGCTATGTATGGATATACCAGCATTAATCCCAATAAAATACCTTTTTGTTGTAGTTTCATATCTTTATTTTTGAACAGTGTATAAGCAAACCAGAGAACCAAGAGACCATAAACGATTAATAACGTGGATTTTATATAATTTACTTTCGCTAAATTGAGTAATTCAAACTCGGCACGGCGACTCGTTGTTGAGTTTTTATAATTTTTTATGCCTTGTAATTCAGTTAAATAATTAGTCACGCTTGATTTACCAACTGTTCCATCAATACCGGCATAATCGGTCAATTTTTGTATGTATTGTGTTAATTCAAAATCCATTCTACTATATTATGAAATTAGATATAAAATCCATAATATATTTTTACTGTGTTTTTTGTATACATTTTCCTGTCGTTTCGTCCCACTTGGTCTTATCGACAGTGCCTGTCGGATTACAACAAGCAGCACCCTTACATAAAGCACTATCACTAACACCTAGTAAATCGCCAGCCAATTTCGCAGCAGCATTACGCGCATCAAAATCTGCCGTACTTTCTATTTTGGGTCCAGGTAAATCCAAACGATCGAAATTAATTTTTTCACGAGAACTTACATTAACAAGAGTAATCATCGAATATATGATAACACCTGTGAATAATAGGATATGAAGTAATGTATATACAACATCAGGTAAAACGTTGAAAAATACACGCATATAACGCATTACTATTACCAGAGCAAAAACGACGACGACCGCTATAATTAATTTTGTATATTCTGCTTGTCTTTTACGGTAACTCTCATTCATCATTAATACACGCATTTGACCCTTTTGTGCGTTGGCGAGCTGATCCTTTTTAACAGCTAATCTGTCTAATTCTGAATCTAATATATTATTCACTTGTTTCTGTTTTGTTAATACGGCTGATACGGCATTGTCTTTTAATTTGACTGATTCTGCTAATGATTTGAGGTTACCGTCCCTAACACTTGTTTCGCCAGTCCCTGTAGCGGCCATACTGAATTTATAGGCATTAAATAACATAGAACTATTGGTATCAGGTTTATCAGGTTCTGTCATAATATGTATATAAATAATACACATATTAAACCGTTGGTATATAAATATAATCTAAGAACTATTTCTCGCTAAAAGTATAGCTGTAATTATAAACGTAGCAGATGTGATGGACCCAATTGTGTATAATGTATTTTGTTGGTATAACATCTCTCTTAAATCTTCATCAATGGCGTCTATCTTTGCTCTTGGATCTGTTTTACCTTTATAGTAGTCTGTTGCAACACCGGTGCTATCAAATATAAAAGGTATCATATTGTTTTGTTCATCATACTCGTCGTGTGTTTGTAACAGTGCATCAGTACCACTTTTGGTTATGTCTTTATATTCAGCACCAGTCGTCCATAAACCAGAACCATCATGAATTCCACCACCATAACCAGTCAATACACCCAACTTACTTCTAATACTATGGGCGTTTGTTTTCATTTTATCGGTTTTTGCATTTATACGATGGTCCTGTGCTTTCAATTCATCCAATATTCGTAATCTTGTCCGAATGCCCTCACCATCAGCATTAGTTGCGACTGGTACATTGTTCTCAATTGTAAGACCTTCAATAGTAGAATACCCCCTAAATGGTTCTGGCTCCCCAGATTTCTTTACTGCTGATATCTTCATATGTATATCAGTAAGAGATTTAATTAAAAAAATACGAATTTCGTTTATATTCTCTGGAACGGAATTCAAAATAGAATTATCAATATATTTGACTTTATATCTAGCATCCTTACTAAATGCCTCCATGGTGACCACTGGAACCGTTTTCAGATTGACGTTACGATTGACGTTACGATTGGCGTTACGATTGACGTTATGATTGACGTTATTCAATCCTTTTAAGGGTTCATTAGCAACCAGTGTATCTTTTATCGCCCGAACATAACATAAATTTTTGGAACCTTTATTCGGGTCACATTTATCTATAGGGACTTTTTCTATGTTAGCGTAAATTCGGTTCTCATATAATAATTTCGGTAATCCGTAAGCCTTTATTTTATACAATATAAATATGTTCTGTGTGGTAGAACCCTTTGTTTTATGATAATGTTCGGTATATTTGAATTTTTGATTGAACATATCACGTACACCTGTGTTTCCCTTCTTATTGTTCGTAGTATAAAACATCGTAGAATTATTCCACGCAGAACCCAATGTTAATCTATACTTCAAACTACGGATTTCTTGCCCAGACTTCAAACTACTTAAATTATTATTACTCGTATATCCGTTTATAATATACTTCGGGTCTGTTTGTATAGGATTTGTAAATAGAACATCCTTATTAATCTTGACAATTCCGTTGTCTTCTATTCTAATACGCCTTTCTCTTTCATTATTACTCTTATCACTTAAAATATAAGTATGAGTTCCTGCATCGTCAGCAGAGTATTTAAGGACTCCATTACCATCAATATCAATCATTAATTCTTCTATCTTTATATTCTCTTTCTGGTGTTTGATAGAATATTTGAGTTCCAAAGTTTGGTTTTTCACATTTTCAGCATTATTACATTCACCCACACCAGACACAAATAATGCGGGTGTTATACCGGATAAAAGGTTATCTGTCAATGTAAATGTATGGTCTTCAACAACGTTAGTAGTTGTTTTATAATCCGCACTGGGATATTTCAAAAATACACTTTCTGAATTACAATTATGAATGGAATTGTCTTGACTGATTTGAAAATTGGCATCAACACCTGAATTATTACACGTATTTGGACTACTCTGGAAACCTTCAACGGATAGACGGTTGAATTGTTTCCCAAAATCTCTCGCTCTCCG